TGGCTGCCGTAAAGATTGTAACGAACAAGCCGGGGGCGGCCCCGAAAGCCGTAGAGTACGCCGACATTAAAGGTCAGGGTCGTATTCCGTACGGTAAAAGTCAGGACGTTAAAGTCCCGACTTCCATGAAAAAAGCCACGGCCCGCGGCATGGGTGCCGCTAAACGTGGCGGCAGCTACCTGTCCTGCTAATGGCCCCCGCCAAGCGCAAGATCGACACGGACGGCGATGGAGTCTTGTCGGAGCAGGAGGTTGCGTCGGCAACCGCTGCAAGCAAAATAGATAAGCAGGACTCGCAACGACAGATGGCGTGGATCGCCCTTATCTCCATGCTTGTTTTTACCGCCCTTGTTTTTCTCCCCGTCTTTCCAGACTCAAGGATAAAAGCCTTGGCGGACCTTTTTAGCCTTTTCTACATAGGGATGGCGGGGGTTGTTAGCGCATATTTTGGCGCAGCAGCGTTCATGTCTAAAAAGAAATAACCCTTGAAGCCTCCTTTGAAGAAAGGATGGCGAAATAGCCACATAGACGGAACGTCTTGTGAGCTATACCTCATGCAGTTTCTTGTAGAGAAAGGTTTTCACGTCTTCACACCTGTCTCGCCGCATTCCCCGGTAGATGTTGTTGCCCTAGACGACATGGGAAAGGCGTTTCTTTTTGACGCAAAAAAAGAAGCAAAAAGAGTAAACCCGGGCCGAAAAAAGCCTGCCCGGATACACCGAAAAAAAAGCCAGTTACAAAAAGACATGAGTGTTCGAACGGCCTACGTCGATCAAGAGGCTGGAGAGATCCATTTTGTTCCTCCTCTAGAAGACTAGCTTTACTGGTTAATATGTCGTATAACCTCGCATCTTTTGGAGACAAGAATGATAAGCTTACTTGGAACACTGCTAGGTTTTGGAACGTCTATCGTTCCAGAGGTCTTAGGCTACTTCAAGCAACAGCAGGCAAACAAGCAAGAGCTAGCGATGCTGGAAGCGAAAGCTACGTACGCGTCTCAGCTTTCGGAACTCAAGGTCAAAGAGCTAGACGCTCAAGCAGAAATAGAAGAGACGAAAGGACTTTACGCGCATGATAGAGCTATTGATGCGGGAGGGTTTGTCAACGCTCTTCGGGGGTCTGTGCGCCCTGTCCTTACTTACGCCTTCTTTACGCTTTTCGCGACGATCAAGGGCGTCACGCTGTACACGATGGTAACCACGGAAGGCATGGACTTGAGCGCCGGAATGTTGGCAATCTGGGACGAAGAGACTCAGGCCATATTTAGCGCGATTATAGCTTTTTGGTTCGGTAACAGGGCGATGAGCAAGGCTCACGCTCGCGTCTCCTCTAAAAACGGATAATTATAAGAATGAATGAGATTTATCTTGCGGAGGCAACCTTTCGTTTGATAAAAGAAAGACGCTCTGTTGTCTTGGACGCGTTGCAGTTTAACAGCGTGAAAAACATGGAGCATTACCGCGAACTCATGGGCGAATTAAGTGCCCTTGAGTTTATTGAACAGGAACTCAAGAGCCTGCTAGAAAAACAGGAGCGAAATGATGACTAGCCCAGCAGTCGCTGACCTTAAATCGGTTGGCGAGGAGGCCGCGAAGATAGCCGCGGCATATGTAAAACCAGAAGACCGTGTACTAGATCCCGAACTTATCTCTCAGTCTCTCTTAGACCGCATTCCAGCCCCAACAGGGTGGCGTCTTATTGTTCTTCCTTACAGGGGGAAGGGGAAAACAGAGGGTGGGATTTTACTTCCGGATCAGGTTGTAGAAGAGAACCAGATAGCCACTCAAGTTGGATATGTTCTAAAGGTAGGGCCCTTGGCCTACCAAGATCCGGATAAGTTCGACGGTCCGTGGTGCGAGGAAAAAGATTGGGTGATGTTCGCCCGGTACGCTGGTTCTCGGTTCAAGATCGACGGTGGAGAGGTTCGCATCTTAAATGATGACGAGGTCTTAGCCACGATTTCTGATCCCGAAGACGTTTTACATATGTAGGAGGCCGTTATGGCAGATGAGCAACTTGATATGGTCGAAGAGACTGAAAACGAAGAATTTACGGTAGAGGTCGAAGAGACCGCCGACTCCGGAGTGTCGGTCGGTGCCTCGGAGGCAGAGGTCGAAGAGTCTGCGGACCAGTTCGACAAGGCCGAGAACTCTACCCAAAAAAGGATTAACCAGCTTACGAAGAAAATGCGTCAAGCGGAGCGTGATCGTGAGGAAGCGATCCGCTACGCAACGCAAGTTCAGACGGAAGCACAGACACTGAAACAGCGCGTAGATGCTTTAGACAGCGGTTATGTAAACGAGTTCAGTGGTCGCGTTCAAAGTGAGCTTCAGTCCGCAGAAAACGACCTGAAGAACGCTATTGAGATTGGAGACAGCGCCCAGATCGTAGAGTCTCAGCGCAAAATAACAGGGCTGGCAATTCAAGCGGACCGGGCGGCACAGGCGCAACGCAACGCAGAATCCCAAAGAGCCGCGATGGAGGCTCAGCAAGCTCAACGTCAGCAAGCCCAACCGCAGCAGGCCCAGCGTCGGCCTGACCCTAAAGCAGAAGCGTGGGCCGCGGACCGCGAATGGTTTGGCTCTGACGAGACAATGACGTACGCCGCTTTCGGAATACACAAGCAACTCATCGAAGATGAAGGGTTTGACCCCGCGGGCGATGATTACTATAGTGAGCTTGACAAACGCATGGCGGAAGCTTTTCCCCATAAGTTTAATAACGGAGCCAGAAGTAAACGACCCGCTCAGACGGTTGCTTCTGTTAACAGATCCGCGTCTGGGCGCAGCAAGAGAAGGGTAACTCTCACCCCTACCCAAGTCACAATGGCTAAAAAATTGGGTGTGCCGCTAGAAGAATACGCGAAATACGTGAAGGAGTAAGGACATGAGCGAAGAACAGATTGAAAAAGGTACTTCGGTTAACCGCACTTCCCGCGCAAACAAAGACCGGAGTTCTCAGGCTAGGCGTAAGCCGTGGGCTCCACCCTCAATGTTAGACGCGCCACCCGCACCGGATGGCTTCAAGCATCGTTGGATTAGGGCTGAAACTCGTGGTTTTGACGACCGCAAGAACATCAGCGCGAAACTTCGCGAAGGTTGGGAACTTGTTCGACAGGACGATTATCCCGATTTTGAAGCACCGACTATTGACACGGGTAAATACGAAGGCGTTTTTGGCGTTGGAGGATTGCTTCTTGCTCGTATACCGGAAGAAACCGTTGCAGAACGGACTGCCTATTTCCGTCAAAGGAACTCAGACCAGATGCAAGCGGTTGACCACGATATGATGCGCGAGAATGCACATTCAACGATGACGATCAACCAACCTGATCGTCAATCTCGTGTAACCTTTGGTGGCTCAAAGAAAGATTGACCACCTCCTTTAGGAGAAACCTAAAATGGCAAATCAGGAAACTGCCTACGGTCTTCGCCCTATCGGTCTAGTCGGCTCCGGCGCAAACTCTACGGGTCTTACGACCTATGAAATTGCGTCAAATAACACCAATGCCATTTTTAATGGCTCCATTTGTGTCCCTCTCGCTGCTGGCGTGATTGACCAAGCTGGTGCCACCAGTGGTGGTACTACTCAGGCGCTTGGCGTTCTGATGGGTGTTGAGTACGTAGACTCGGTGACGAAGAAAACTACCTTCCTTAACTACTGGCCCGGTTCCGGCTCTGTTAGCGTTGACACGACTGTACCTGTCAAGGCTCTCGTTGCCGACAACCCAAACCAGTTGTTTAAGGTTGCAAGTGACGCGACTCTCACAGACCGTGCCACGGCTTTGGCCGCGGTTTTTGCGAACGCCTCTCTTGGAACCTCGGCTCGAACCGGTTCAACTTCAACCGGACGGGCTAATGGTGCGCTCAGCGTTGCTTCGATTGCTACGACGGCTACCCTTCCGCTTCGTATTGTTGGCATCATGGATGATGAAGCCAACAGTGATTTCGCGGCGGCAGGTATTCCGTTGATCGTGCGCCTGAACGCTCACTTTAACGCTGGGTCACGGAGGTTTGATTCTCAAACCACTGCTGATTCCACCGGCATTTAAGGAGGGCTGATAAATGGCTATTTCTAGAGCCCAACTGGCGAAAGAGCTTGAGCCCGGCCTTAATGCTCTCTTCGGCTTGGAATACGACCGCTATGAGAACGAGCATTCGGAAATCTTTGAAGAAGAGTCCTCGGACCGTGCCTTCGAAGAAGAAGTGATGCTCGGCGGCTTCTCGACTGCTCCCGTGAAAAACGAGGGTGGTGCAATTTCGTTCGATGACGCGCAGGAAACGTATACTGCTCGTTACACGCACGAAACGATTGCGCTGGCCTTTTCGATTACGGAAGAGGCTATCGAAGACAACCTTTATGACCGGCTTGCAAGCCGTTACACAAA